ATATCGTCTATCTTGAAAGCAAAGTAGTTTGCTTTGTCAATAGTCAATGTGAAGTCTTCATCGTCAAGGTCTTGAGGCTGTACGTTTGCACCTCTAGCATATTCCTTAACAGTGATTTCTGGCTCTTTAATAATTTTCACAGAATCACCCATGTTGGCAATCTCACCAAAGTAATCTGAATTGGTGATATTTTCAACAACTGAGTTTTTTCTGAAGGCTAACTGAACCTGCTTAGAGTAAATAACTGGGGAGAAATTACCATTAGGCAGATTACCATAACCTGCTGCAGTTTTAAATGCCATTTTTATCTCCATTGAAATAAACAAATGCACGAATGTGCTATATTTACTCGTCATCGGCTAATTGTATCTGAGGTGTACATTTAATAGCTAGTTAAATGTAGGCTCGTACTCTTAGGTAGGCTTCCAAGTGTAGTATTATGTGAGTTGTCCACGTGGAGAGGTCACATTTTTAGTTGATATTAGTTATACTTATAAATAACTGTTTGTCAACTACTTTATCTAGCTGAACCAGATAAATCATATATAAAGTTACCTGAACGTATTGCATCCATAATCATGTCAGCATTCTTTTCATATTGCTCTGCAGACATTTTTTGCACGTCAGACTCTAAAATCTTTGTAGCTTTTCCTTCAGCATCAGGTACAGACTTTTCACTTTTCGTCTTAATTTCAGTAGCAGCACTCTTATTAGTCTTAGTTTTGCTCTTAACATTTAACCCTTTATCTGCTTTGTACAAGTCAATAGCTCTAGCTGCTGACCTCGCATCATTGTCATTCTCGTATAATGCGTCTTGTACCCACTTTGGCTGTTGGTCTGCCCATTCATGGAAATCATCACTGTCTCTGATATCTGCAAAGTCAGGATGTATTCTCATCAACTCTGCTTCAGCTTTATCTTTCAAAGCCTCTGCAGACATTTCGTTTATCCTTTTAATCTCACCTTCTAGTGCCTCAGACTGTTCTCTAGCTTTTTTTATAGCTATTGTCTCTACAATCTGTGCCACGTCAGGATATTCTTTTGTCCACTCTTCTATCTCTGCTTCTGTCTTAGGCAACTTAATTTCTTTTTTAGTAGCCTTTTCTAGTTGAGATTTTAAATCGTCAAGTTGTTTTTGAAACTCTTTTTCTTTTTCTTGAGAGTGTCTTCTTAAATCGCCATAACGCTTCTTGAAGGTTTTCTCTTCAGCACTTGTCGGCTCTTCTTCTTTCTCTGTTGTTTCTTCTTCTTTAACAGTTTCTTCAGTTTCACCTAATGCTTGTTTCTTTAACTGTTCGAGTTCTTCCTCATCTTTTTTAATTCTGTCTTCGTGAGTAGAACGCTTATTCATAAATGCTGTTTTCTTTGGTGTAGCATCTACCACCATTTCTTGTGCTTGTTCAGCCATTTTTTACTCCTTGGGGTTATCGTAGCCAAATATTGTTGGGGGATAAGTAGCCAACTATTGTGGGTTATTAACGTGAAGCTAACCCACCTCGCTTCATCTTCTTAACTTTAGGTTTCTTTTTACGTGCTAGTCCACCTTTGGCAGTGGGACCCATTCCTCCGGGGTCACCTTGTCCTGAAGGACCTGATTCACCAACCCCTTCAGAGCCTCCACCATATCCTGCACCTGTAGAACCACCTAAGTCACCTGACACACCAACTCCTCCTACTGTGTCTGTACTTGCTGTTGCACCTTTTCCTGTGTCACTCTTAGAGGTATCTGTTAATCCTGCTTGTATACCTGCTTGTTGACCCATACCTAAACTGTCTAGACCCATTGATGTTGAAGGTGTAGTTCCTGTTTCAAAACCTCTTTCTTTTATGTTCTTTTCTCTTTCTCTTATTACCTCGGCTAGTTTCTTTCCTAGCTGTACATCTAAATTAAAATTTCTACCTAGTTCTTTTGAAAGCTGTGCCTTACTAGTTTTGTCTAAACCATACACTTCAGCGAGAGTATTTATGTTACTAATAATATCATCTTGACTGAGGGCATTTCCTTGGTCATCTAAACTAACCTCAACCACTGTTGCTTTTGCTGCATTTATAGAATTATTTAGTTCCATTCTTTCTGTAGGACTTAGAGTATTAACATTTACACCTTTTCTACCCATGTCGTTTTTTGTTGATGTGTAATAACCTGTTATTGCACCTAGAGAAATATTATTAATATTACCTAAACCTCTAGCACTAGTGGCTACATTTTTACCAAAACTATAAATATCAGGACTTAATAAACCAAGTTGCATTCTTCCAATGTTAGCTAAGTTTTTATCCAAGTCATCTAGATTAGTTAATGAACTGTAACTTAGTGGGTCTCCTGCAGGGTCGACTGCACTTGTTGTAGATGCTCCACTGTCTCCACCATCTCCTGTGTCCACAGGCTTAACTTTAGCTGTCTGTACTTTAGTCGTTTTTGCTTCTTCTTTAGGTGCTTCAGGTTCAAATATAAACCCTTCAGGTATTGGATACAAAGATTGTCCTGTTGCCTTGTTAAAAGGTATCATTCTAACCTGTCCTGTAGTTTTGTTTACATACCTTCTGTTCTCTGTTTCAGGTACTCCTTGTGTAGATGCACCTAACAAAGATGTTCCTGTCGCAGGTTTATATGGAGCATAAGTTGTAGGCACAACTCCTGTTGGAGTGTATGGATTTACGTTTGGATTATAGGGTGTAGCTGTTGGCACTTTAGGAGGAACAAATGTACCTATATTTGCTTCTATTGTATCATCATCCATATCCAAATCATCTATGGTAAAAGGTATATCGTCAGGTAGTGTTGCTTCATCTGCGTTACCCATCTGACCCATTTCTTCCATACGCTTGAGTCCTGCCTTTGCTTCTTGTCTTAACTTCATAAGTTTTTCAAGACCTATGTATCTAACAACATCTGCAGGGAATACAAACTCTCCTTCACTTAATTGTGCAGGTATATCATCTCTAACTTCTTCTTGTGTTGAACCCGGTGGAACATCATTGCCTGATACAGGGTCTACTGTTCCACCTTCATCTTTTAACCCACCCTCTGAGAACAATTCCATTTGTTGTGCTACACCACCCTTTTTATATCCTACACTAGGATTTTTCTTTAAGTCATCCTTGCTTATTACTGTTTTTACACCTCTCATTTTATCTATTAATTTTGCTCTTTTTTCAGACTCTTCATTTGGCTCACTTGGAGGATAGTATAATAAATTTCCCGGATTATTAATAGCCTTATCTGGGTTAGTGTGAAACTCTATAATTGAGTCATTATAACCCAAAACATTTGGGTTGGAAGCCAACTCACTAACCAATTTCATGTCATCATCAGGTCGTTTTTCAGGAAGCTCTTGTTTTTGTCTTTCTGCTTTTTTTATGTCCTCGTCTTTTATATCTTTAGCCATTTTGTTATCTCCCCCCTGAGAAAATTTTCGTCTAGGATTATATAGTAATTGTTCTTGTATGTTTATAACAGGTGTTCCCTCTTGTCGTAACACACCACCAAAACCTCTAGGTATATTTAACTTTTTAATTTTTACTGCAGCTTTACCCACACCTTTTACAGTTTCTACTTTAAATCCTTTTCCCAAAGTTTTTTGTATGTAATTTTTTAACTCCTGTGTTGTAAACCCTTTTTGAAATCTAGCGTCATCACCCTTTCCTATGATGTAACCATCTCTTGCTTTTACCTTAGTTTTAGCACTTTCTACATCTTTAACACCTCTAGTGGAGACAATAGCCTCACCATTTACTGTTAGAATACGACCTATATTTTTTACAGCTTCATTTCTTGCTTCAGGAGGTAAAACATTTAATACGTTTAAACTCGTAACTTTATTATAACTAGCACTAGGTATTTTCTTTGCATCATCATAATTGGGTTTGCTTTTTACATAAGGTTCATATGTATCTGCTTTTATTAATTTAGCACCTTCTCCTCTTCCTGAACCATAATCTAGTTTTGTGCCACCCTTTTCACTAAAAAGTGCGTCTGCCTTTAAGTAGCTACCTACAGTTCCCTTACCACTAGACCCTGCTCCTATAGCAGTTTTAGCAGCTCTTTCAGGTGGTGGTAATTTAATTTCTTCCATTGACCTCTTCTCTAAGTAACTTCAATCTTTTTAGTGTAGCCACTGCTCCTTGTGACCTGTGAACAGTAAGCATATCATTACTCTGTTCCATAATTTTGTACTGTGCCTGTATCTGCACGTCTAAATAATCATTGAAGCTGTTCAGGAGCTTGGAGTTGTTCACCAATATCTTGAGTTGGCTCAACACCTGCTTGTTGTCCTTGTCCATCTTGTGCCCTTCCTGCAAATCCTTGTTCTCCCGGTACAGGTGCTTGTCCTGTTCCTATGTTACCACCACCTGCTCCTGTTGGGTCAAGTGGGTTAGCTCCTGCAGGGGGTGCTGTTTGTTGTTGTGGTTGAGTGCCTTGAAAGGCTTTCAATAACTCTGCCTGAACTGCTGCTTCATCCATGTTGTTTGTTACCTTCTCAGGGTCTAACTCCATAGACTTAGCTATCTCTCTAATTATATAATTAAACTTAGCAAAAGGTGCTAACACAGGATTAGATGCAACTTGTAAGAAAGACATAAGCCTCTGACTTCTTACCTCGTTTGCCATCAAACTTTCTGTTCCACGTGCAACAACTTCTAAGTCACCTTTTGACATCTTGTCAAAGTCAAACTGCATATTAAATCTAAACAGACCTTCGCCCAAAGGCTTGAGTAAATAGTCATCTATATTTTTAATTACAGTTTTTATACTTCCTGCTGCTGCGTTCATAAGCATAGATATACCTGATGCAGTTCTACCTACACCTGTTATACCTGTCTGCCCATGTGCATAGGATGGAAAGCCTGTGCTTTCATCTGCTAACTG